GAGAGGGATATTCCTCCAACAGATCGTTTCTGTGTACTTCCACCTGCTGAGTACTACAAGTTAGCTGAATCAGCTACAAGAACAGTGGATGTGGACTTTAACCCAGGTGGTAATGGTTCATTTGCTTCTGGTCGTGTACAACAGATTGCTGGTATTCCAGTGATGATGTCTAACAACGTACCTCAATCAAACGTTGGATCAAACCCATCAGGTGCTAACAACACATATAGTGGTGACGATAGTAAAACTATTGGTCTTGTCTTCCATAAATCAGCAGTGGGTACTGTGAAGTTAATGGACATGACAACTGAGATCAGTGGTCAGGACTACGGCATCATGTATCAAGGTACATTGATGGTTGCTAAGTATGCTCTAGGGCATGGAATCCTAAGACCTGAGTGTGCAGCAACAATCAAGTTATCTGCTTCTTAATTCACATAAAGGGTACTCAGTAAACTGGGTACTCTTTTTCTTACAATTTGGAGATTATTATGGCTTACGGAAAGATGAAGAAGAAAAAGAAAAAGATGAAAGGAAGAGACTCACTAAAAATTAAATACTAATCATGTCTGTAGCTGCAACCACTGAACTAGAAGCTATCAACATTATGTTGGCAGCTATAGGAGAAGCACCTGTTAATACTTTGACAGGTACATTACCTGTTGATGTACGATTAGCACAATCAACTCTTACTGAAGTAAATAAAGAAGTTCAATCAGAAGGTTGGTCTTTTAATACGGAAATAGATGTTACACAGCAAAGGGATAACAGTACACAACAGATAAACTTAAGTACTGATATTTTAAGAATTGATCCTAATATTCATCAGCATCCTAATATTGATGCAATACAACGTGGTCTGAAACTATATGACAGGTTAAATAACAAGTTTGAATTTGATGAAGATCTTATCTGCACTGTTGTTTACTTTAGAACTTTTGTTGAGATTCCAGAACCTGCAAGAAGATATATAACAATTAAAGCTGCTCGTATCTTTGTTGATAGATTAGTCAGTGATGATGGATTAAGAACATACACCCAACAGGACGAAGTAAGAGCCAGAGCTATACTGATGGAAACAGACTTGGCAAATGGTGATCATAACCTTCTAAGAGGAGATCCATCATTAACAAGTGTCTTCAGTACCTACTCACCATCAAACGCATTAATTAGATAATTATGGCAGTTATATCCAGAGCTATACCTACTCTATTGAGAGGTGTATCACAATCTTCAGATGCAACAAAACAATCTGATCATGCTGATATACAGGACAATGCTGATAGTAATCCTGTTATAGGTTTAACAAAGCGTTCTGGATTTAATTTTATTAAGACCATCAACAACTCAGCTATGGGTGATGTTCATATACAAACTATTAATAGAGACTTAAATGAAAGATATGTAGCAATATTCAGTAATGGCAATGTAAGAGTATTTGATCTTGATGGTACAGAATATACAGTGCATCAAACACCTTCTAATAGTAAAAACTATTTAAATGTTGCTAGTCCTTTAAAAGTAAGAAGCACTATAAAAACTATAAGTGTTGCAGATTTCACCTTTGTTGTTAATACATCTGTAAAGGCAAAGATGAATGAAACTGCCTTAACTACTGGCCCTATATACAATGATGGCTCATCTAATATTAATATCACAAACCAGGCAATAGTTTTTGTTAATCAGATATCAGCTAATACGGAATATACGTTAGAGGTTGATGGTCGTAAATGCGTATTTGATTCTGGTACATCTAATTTAAAAACTTCTCGTGTTGCAAATAAACTTAGTGCTGGTCTTACTGGTAATGCAAGTGATGTAACAGAAACAGGAACTGCCTTAACAGCAGGTACAGCAGGTAATACTTTTAATATTTCACGAAATGAATCAGTTATAAGGATATTTAAAAATGACAATTCAGATTTTAATATTCAAGTCAGTGATTCTCAGGGTAATTCTCAATTAACTTTAGTAAAAGATTCTATACAAAGATTTACTGATCTACCAACAGTTGCACCTAATGGTTATGTAGTAGAGGTTAAGGGAGATGATCAGACAAACTTTGATAATTACTACGTTAAGTTTGTTACTAATAACACTACAGCAGACGGCACGTTGGAAGAAGGGCAGTGGGAAGAAACAGCAAAGTTAGGTATAGAAAAAAGAGTTGATTATTCAACCATGCCACATGTATTGATAAGACAGGCAGATGGTGATTTTAGATTTGCAGAAGCTAATGGAAGTGCTTATTCAGCAGCTACTAATACAGGAACTTATAGTCAATCAGGTAGTACATCAGTAACGGTTACATCTACTAATCATGGCTTTTCTGTAGGAAATGCAATCACAGTTGATTTTACTTCTGGTAGTGGCAGTGATGGAGCTTTTACTATTAATGCCGTACCTGATGCAAATACTTTTAGTTTTACAGGTTCTAGTTCTCAAACAACCAGTGGTAATTGTAGATTTGGTCTGACAAATAATTTTACCTTACCTAAATATGGAGAAAGAACTGTTGGTGATTTAGATTCAGTTCCTGATCCTTCATTTATTGGAAATAATATAAATAATATATTTTTCTTTAGAAACAGATTAGGTTTTTTAACTGATGATAATGTAGTGTTATCAAGGGTTTCAGAGTTTTTTAACTTTTTTCCAGAAACAGTTATATCTGTTATAGATAGTGATCCTATTGATGTGGCAGCTTCACATACAAAGGTTGCAATTCTTAAACATGCTGTAACTATGGGAGAGGATCTGATCTTATTCAGTGAACAGACGCAATTTATATTAACCAGTTCATCAGATACCCTTACACCTAAAACAGCAAACGTAGTAGTTTCAACAGAGTTTGAATCCAGTGATGATGTAGCTCCTGTCAGTGCTGGTAATAGTATTTACTTTGCAACTAAGAGAGGATCTTTTGCTGGTGTTAGAGAATATATATCACAGGAAGATATAAAGCTGAGAGATGCAGCTAATATCACAATTCATGTACCAAGACTTATCCCAAGAAATATATTTAAGATGGCGGTTTCATCTAATGAAGATGTATTGGTTTTATTAGGTACAGATAATCAAAATAAACTTTATGTAAATAGATGGTTATATGGTGGTGATGGTAGAAAGGTACTTAACTCATGGTTTACCTTTACTTTAAATAGTGGTCGTAAAATATTAAATGTAGATTTTGTTGGAACAGATTTATTTGCTGTTATTGAATCAGATACAACAACGATAGAAAAAATACCATTTGAAACAGGTTTTAGAGAAAGTGATTCAGAGTTTGAATTTCACTTGGATCATAAAGTAACAGAAGCAACTGCGGGTGTAAGTGTAGCTTTTAATAGTGGTGTAACTACTTTTACTGTTCCATATAAACTAAGAGCTAATATGAATGTTGTTGGCAGGTATTTAGCTAGTGGAGAAACAAGCACTTATGTTGATAGTAATTTAGCAACCAGAACTTTAATACCAGGACAGGTTATACAGACAACAAATACTTCTGATGGTTCTACTACCACTATCACAGCAACAGGAGATTATAGAAATAGTAAATTTATTATTGGTGAACCTTATGAAATGCACTATAGATTCAGTCAACAGAGATTAACAGAAACGTCAGGTGGTACTAGACAAACAGAAATAGTTAGTGGTCGTTTACAACTACATCATTTCTATATCAAGTTTGAAGATACAGGTTTTTTTAAAGTAGAAGTTACACCAGAAAATAGAGATACATCTACTCACGAATTTACTGGTAATTTATTAGGTGCAGCATCTAGTACGATAGGACAGATTAATTTAGAGACAGGTACATTTAGAGTGCCAATAATGAGTAGAGCAGATAGAGTAGAAATAGATGTAAAGAATAGTACGTTTTTGCCAACACAATTATCCAGTGCTGAATATGAAGCAGTATTCCATATCAGGAGTAGAAGAGTCTGATGGGATATTTAAGAAAGGCTACATTTGAAGATATGAAATATGTAGCTAATAATTTACGAGAAGTGGATAAGCTTGAAGCTTTTTATCAAACAGGACAAGAACCACTACAAGCAGTACAGTTCACTTATATCTGTAGCAAAGTGAATATGACTATAGCTGATGATAATGATGCTCCTATAGGTCTTTGTGGAGTAGTTAGTGGTGGTGTTATATGGATGGTTGGAACAGATGGCTTATTTGAAAATAAGAAATATAGAATACAACTAATAAGAAAAGGTCGAGAATGGGTAGATAACCTGTTGAAATCTTACAAAGTCTTATATAATTTTGTATATGCAGAAAATCATTCTGCTATCAAATGGTTAAAAGCTCTTGGGTTTACCTTTATCAAATATCATGAAGAGTATGGCATGCAGAACAAACCATTCTACGAATTTCTGAGGATCGCATAGATGTGTGTTGCAGCATTTCCAGCAATAGGAGGATTAGGTGCGGGAGCAACGTCAGGATTGTTTGCTCTATCTTTAGGTCTTAATGCTGCTACAGCCCTTGCACAGAGATCAGCAGCACAGGCAGCAGCGAACCAGACTTATCAGGCAGCATTGATAGCAAACAGGTCAGCAGAGCAGGCTTTTACTGCACAACAGGAAGCTACAGCAGCACAATTGAAAGAAACCAGGAAATCATCAGCACAAGAAAAACTAGCTAAAACAATACAGACATTACAAGCAAAAGGTTCATTAAGAGCTAGTGAAAGAGCAGGTCTTACAGTGAACTTATTAGAAAGAGATATAGAACGACAGGGAGCAAATGCGAGAGAAGCTATAAACCAGGCAGTGGAATCAGCAAGCAGACAATATACAAGAAATATACAAGGTCTTGAAGCACAAAGAGATAATAGACGTAATCAACTACAGAGTAATATAAATCAGGCATATAACCAGATACCTTCTCTTGGTAGCACCTTACTGAATGTAGCTACATCAGGTCTTAACTCATACGCTTCTCTTTTACAAAATTAATGGCATCTAGTTTTCAAAGTACAGCTTTTCAAGGGTCTGCAAGACCTGTAGATACTTTTGTAGCTCCCCCTAGTGTTCAACCTAAAACTGCTATTGAGTCCTTAGCTGAAACACTTGCTGCTGTAAATCCTAATCTTCAGAAGTTTATTGGTACAAAAATTGAACAAGAAGTAGAAAAAGAAGCACAAAAAGCTATAAATGATGCTTTAGATGGAGATATAAATGATTTTGAAGCTACAAGAAAAATATTAAAATCAAACAAATTAATAGGTGGTAATATTTTTTATGATAGAGCTTTTAGAAGAAGTAAAGCACAAATACTAGGAAGCACTTTAGAAACAAGATTAAAAAATTCTTACAAAAGCACTTTAATAAATGGATCACCATTATCAACATTTGATATTAATTCTGCTGAATATCAAAATTGGGAAAACAATGAAATAAATCAAGTTGTTGATGCTGTAGGTAATTTAGATGAAGATACTTTTAATAGAAAATTTTTACCATATTTAATAAATGCAAAACAAAAAATAAATCAATTTGCTTTATCAGAAAACCAAAAACTTCAATTACAAAATTTAGAATCGCAAGCTGTTGAATTAGGTAATCAAGTTTTAACCTTTGCTACTTTAGATCCTGACTCTGATGACTTAAATAAAAATACTTTTCTTTTGCTTATGAATGGAATTAAAGGTTATGAAAGTGATATTAATAAACTTGGATTGACACAAGAACAAAGATCAAATTTAAATAAAAGACTTTTGACAAGTATTTACAACAAAGCAACAGAAATAGGTTATGAAACAAGAGATGCTGAATTTGCATTAGAACTTTTAGAATC